TAAATCTGCCAAACGATGGTGGTATATATAGAGTTTGTAAAGTAACTGATGTGTACGAAGGAACTAGTGATACTACAGGATATGATGTTAGAAGAGATAAGTATGATATATTAGTAAATAGTGCAGATGCTGAAGACCACAACGCTACCTCAACTAAATACTTAATTAACTTTCAAAACTTTAAATCCAAGGGTTCTTATAATCTTGGTAACAAGTTCGAGTTTTCTTTACTTTTTGGATATAGTCAAGAAACTGTAAAACAATTTAAGTTTCAGTTTAATTACAAAAGTCAAGGTCAATCAGAAGTTAAAAATTTAACCTTGCACAATATAAACACCAATCAGATGATTGCTAGCTTGCATAGCACTTCTGATTTTCAACAATTCTTAAAAGATAATAAGCTTACAATGACTTGGGATAAGACTGAAAATCCATCTGAAAATGATGGAATTACTTCTGTAACATTTGAAAGCACTTATACTGATTTTTATTTAGGTGCTTCACAAACAGTTCCATCAGGATGGTATTTCAAATCTGTATTAACTGATGAGAAGGTTTTAGATTTATTAGGCGTAAATGATGATAGTGGTCAGGGTGTTGGTGTTTTTAAACAAAGCACTTATGCAGAGTCAGCAGAAACTGCAGGCATTTATGGTGGTAGAGGTTTTGGGATAACAATTAATTATTCTAAAAACAAAAGACTAAAAGAACTTGGAGCTGACATAGATAGAATAAAAGATAAAGGTTCAACAACAATAAATACATATATAGAAATAACTCACGAAGATATGCTTGCTAATAGCGATGCTAACACAGGTTATGGTGTTATAACATCAGCTAATTTAGCCAAAATGTGGATTAACAAATATGCTGCAAAGCTAAAGGTATATGGTATAAGAGCTTATATAAACCCTGATACTGGTGCTGGTGCTGACATTTCTATTGAAGAAGAAACTGCTCTTGGTGGATTTGATAGTGTTGATTTTCAGTCAGATGGGACAATAGATGCATCAACAACCAGAGATAGTTTTGGTGGACAAAACCTATATGAATCCTCTGAAAGATTAAATTATAGAGAATTGTATTGTTATTATAGAATGGCTAACCCAGGTATGTATTCTAAAATGTATGACAATGCAATACTTCTTAGTGGTAGAAAATATTGGTACAGGCAAGATAGTGTAACAGAGCCTAATCGTCATCACATGATTGAAAATATTTCAGTAGATAAATCTGAAAGTGGCAGGTCTAAGTTGTATTTATACAACGAACATCCTAGAGATGTTGTAGCAAACTCACAAGAAGAGTTTAAAAACTCAGGCAATATAAAATACCCAATGTTTATAAACGTATGGATGTTGGCAAAGTCTGCAAATTATAGAATGGACGAAGAGTTCCCAGTTCCTGCAGATTCTGTACCTGATATGATAAAGTCTTTAGTAGCAACATTTACAACAATGAGAGCAGCTAAAGAAGATGTAATAAATGATAATGTAGATATAACGTAATGTATGTAGAATTAGAAGAAATAATAAATGACCTTTTAGTAGAAGAAGGTAAGACTAGTGAAAATGATTTTCTTAGATACTTCAAGCTAGGGATGAATGGTATGAAAGAGCTTAACTTTGATGTAGCTGGTGGTATAAGAACAGTAGAGCTTTTAGTTGATTCTAATACCTTAACTGTAGACCTTCCTAGCGATTACGTAAAATACACTAAAATAGGTGTTTATGGTAAAGATGGTGATGTTCACCCACTAGGTCTTAGAACTGATAAGTCTCTAATATCTACTGTAGTAAATGATATTGCAACTAATGATGACGAACTAAATCCTACGTACTTTGAGTATTCACAGGAGTATGGTATAGGTGGTGGTAACAACGCTAATGGATACTACAGGGTTGATACTGAGGGTTCTACAATACAGTTTACATCTGCCCTATCTAGTAAAAAAGTAATAATTGAGTATATATCAAACTCTCTTATACACCCAACAGAGGGCAAGGTAGTTGTGCATGAATTTTTAGTTGATGCTGTAAAATCATATATATACTGGAAGTCTATACAAAGAAGAAGAGGTATTGATATTGGTGAGAAGGACTCAGCAAAGGTGGATTGGTATAATCAAAAAAGAGTTGCTAGAGCAAGAATGTTAAGTTTCAACAAACAAGAGGCATTGCAAACTATAAGAAAGTCGTTCAAGCAAGCTCCTAAATTATAAATAAATGCAGGATAAAAGAAATTTTCAAGGTGGACTCAACAGAGATGATGATTTCAGGGTAATGCCTGATGGTGATTATTTCTATGCCCAAAACATAAGAGTGTTGTCTTCTGAGGACAACAACAAAATGCTTGTAGAAAATGTCAGAGGAACTGAAAAAGAAACCTACAC